ATCTACTTCATGAACATAATCGTGACCGATATTTCTTTCCATACCAGCTTTCATTGCATCATCAACCACTCGTTTAATTTTATCATAATTACCACTAGACAGGTATTCAACACTATCCATGATTGCATTTTTAAGTTTTTGATTTTTACAAAATTCTAAAAACTGTTCTTTGATGAACAATAAGTCTTTATCTTCAATTTTTTTGAAAATAGATTTCAAACTATCAACAATAGATTGTTTTTTAACTTCATCTTTAATAGAATCTATTTTAACTTTAAAAACACTTAACGAAGGTAATTCTTTGTATTTAAAGAAATAATCTATAATTTCAGATACTATCCATTTATGAGATTCACTTTCAAAAAAGTCTGTTTCAATAATATCACTAATTTGTTCAGTGAACGATCTGTCAGAAACTAACGCAGATACACATTTTATTTGAAATTCCAACCCAAATTTTTTAAGATTATCTTTTTTATTTTCGTTCATATATAAGTTTTAAAGTTAATTAATTGTAACAGTAAATGTATAATAGTCAAGTCCATTTAAAAGTGATTATTCAAGTTATCGGTAATTATTCAAGTTATTGAAACATTCATTTAACCAAATTTGATAATTTGGTATATTATTCCACATTTGATCTTCAGTAATTAATTTACTAAATACAATTCTATTTAATTTCGGTATTTCTACATCAACAATTTCTTCAATTCTCAATTGTGTAAATGATTGTATCTGAGTTTCTTTTAACTGCATCAATTGATGGTTTCTCTCCAAAATAGATTTATTTTCTAAAACAGTATTATATATTTTATATTTACCTTGATGATTTTCTGCATAATTATAAATTTCTTTTAAAGAATATTCATCCAGTTCTGATAAAAATGGAAATGTTTTTAAAATAGTTTTTAATCCTGCACCTCGTATGCCATCTATATTATCACTCTTGTCACCCTCCATTACACGATATAAAATAAAATTTTTACATGATATACCATATTCAGTGTATATCTCATTACAACCATATAATTTTTTTTTCGTAGGACTCCATATATTTACATTATCATTTGCGAGTTGTAAAAAGTCCTTATCAGCTGACATTATAGTTACTTTATTATTTTTAAATTTATCAGTACACATATATGCAATGACATCATCTGCTTCAACATTGTCAATCGACATTGTTGTAACAGGTAAAGTATCAAGATATTTTATAGTTCTCAATAATTCTTTTTGAAAAGATTTATTATTATCAATACCAGAATCACCGTATGTTCTATTTAATCTTAAACTCGTTTTTCTACCATTTTTATATTTTGGATAAATTTTTCTTCGTTTCTGTGAACCACCTTTTCCATCGAAAATGATAATTACTCTTGTTGGTTTTAATAATTTTATAGCATACCCAATACTTTTTAAAAAACTAGATATACCACCTGTATGATCTCCATTTTCATTCATGTTTGGCGATACAGTCCAACCTCGTATAAATGTATTATATGCATCAACCAATAGTATATTTGAGTTTTTATCTCTGTTAATACCAGATTCCAATTCTGTACGGTCCATGTTTTGGAAAAGAGACCACAATCGTTTTTTATTAGTATCCATAATTAAAAAAACGGGAATTATTAAATTCCCGTTTTAACTCTACAACTTATTTTGGTTCTTGTCAATTATTTTCTTCATTGATACCCACATCTTCATCGGTTGAAACTATCGCATCTTCAACAATTTTACTATTTGGATCTTTATACTCCATAATAACACACTCACATATCTTTTTATAAACTTCATTTTTAAGATTTTGATCACTTTCCATTATATTTACAAAATCTTTACTTTGAAATTTAATAGGTTCACAATTATCTGGTTTATATGTATAATATGCACCACCTTGAGTAACAAGTTTATTTTCTTTCATAACTTTGATCCAACTAGCATAATCAGCTATACCAGAATCATAATATATGTCGAACTCAGCTTGTCTTTGAGGCGGACCCATTCTATTCTTTGTTACAACAGCTTTACATTTATTACCAATAATTTCAGTTCCTTTTTTAAGTTTACCTATATTATTAAGTCTAACACGAACAGAACAGTGATACGGCAAAGCCTTACCTCCAGATACAACATATTTATCCCCGAATGCCATTGCATTTAAATTCTGTCGTAATTGATTTGTAAAAACCGTAAGAACTTTTTGTTTACCAATCATTGTGGTAATTTTTCTCATAGCTTTACTGATAACAATCGACTTTGTAGTAGCATAACCATCCTTACCGTGGTCACTTTCTTGTTCAGTTTTACAAGAAGCAGCGGCAACACTATCAACGACAATCGTAAGTATACGATCTTTATTTGACTTTCTAACTACAGCAATGATCCGTTCCATATTTTCAAATATATCTTCAACAGTTTCTGCTTGAACATATACCATCTTTTTAAGATCTACCCCCAAACTTTTCCAAAACTCAGGCGCTGCTGCATTTTCAGTATCAATATAAACTGCTACGCCATCTTTTTTTTGTGTATCAGAAACAATATGTGCCGAGATTAAACTTTTACCAGTACCTTCCAATCCATTGAACTCTACCATTTTTCCAACAGGTAATCCACCATTTGGTCTATTACTTATTGAAAGATCCAACATAGAAGATCCTGTACTAATCCAATCTTTAACATCTGCTGGATTATCATCTTCATCTAAGAAGTATGCAACCTTACCAGTATCATTTGAGGATTTATTAAGTTCATCTGCCAGCAAACATAACAATTCATCTCTATCATTTACATCGTCAGATTTTTTATTAGATTTTTTAGGCATATTTTTAATTTTATTCTAAAAAATGGACAGTGAGTTTTTTACTCACTGTCCATTTGATTATGCATTAAACAGTTTATCAAATGCGTCAGTTACTTCGTCCGTTGATTTTTTTGTTGATTTAGTTTCAACAACTTCAGATTTATTTTCCGATGTATTTCCAGAAACATACTCTGTAGCAGTTGTGTTATCAGAATCAGCTTCTCCATCTGGATTAAGATGTTTTTCCATTTCAACCTTAAGTTCATCATACGATGGTTCTTGAAATACTTCTGTAATATTTGTTTGATTCTTTATAGAATCAATCATTGATTTATTATCTGCGTTAAAAGCTGGAGTAACATTTGGTTTCACTCTAATAGAAGTTTCAGGATAATTTTTACCAGCATCTTCAGCAGTTTTAAACTCAACCAAAATATCACGTCCACCTTTAATATCTGTAATATCACCATAATCTGGATCAGCGATGATACTCAATAACTCTTGATAGACTTGTTTACCGAATCCCCAAAACCGTACACCTTCTTGTTCTTCACCTCTAACAATAACTGGAACAAAAGTTCTCATTTTTGGTTCCAAATTACGACCAAATTTCCAATCTTCTTTATCACCAGTAGATTTCAAATTTGATGCAAATTCAACAATTGGATCGGGTCTACCAAATGTGTCAGGTGACAAAAATGTTTTTCCGTTCAATCCGTAATGAAATTTAAGTTCGATGAAAGGATTTTCAGGTACAAATTTGTAAGGTACAATTCTAACAACTTGTTTACCTGGATTTGGTTTCCAGATAATCATAGATTTTGATTTGTTGTTACTAAGTGAATTTAAACGATTTCTAAGTTTATTAATATCTAATGCCATAATTATATTTATTTCTTTATTTATTTATTTTATTATTTGTTAATTTAACCAATTTAATTAGGTTAAAACCGATTTTTTAAAACTGTCAACTAAACACAATGTTTCAATTGACTTTATTAATGTAAAGTAGATTTATTAAAATGTCAACATATAAATTAAACTTTTATAGATTGACTATAGATAGAAGTTTTATAGGGAATATTTTTACACCAGGATTATTTATTAATATAATAGAATTTTGATACAAATTCCAACTTAATTTAAACGATTTATCAAAAATACCACCGTTTTCATCTTCAATCAAACGATTCATTGCATTAAGTGTATATAACGTATTAGTCTCCTTTTTTCTATGAATACTAATTGTGTTTTTATATTTCTTATTTAAATTAACTTTATTTTTTTCAACATTAAATGTTAAATAAACATCACATGCATCGTTTATGTTAGAAAATATAAAAACTCTTTTATCAATTAAATCGAAGTTTTCTATTATATTATCAACATCATTCGTATAATTTTTACTGTTACTAAATGTACATAAAAATTGTTTTCTTATCAAATTATTCATATTGAAACTATACTTTTTTAAAATCGTTTAAAATACTGGAAAAATCTAAAGTATCTTCACCATCATTAACAGTTACATCCGGGTATATTTCAAAAAATTTAAAAAGATTATTAATACTCTTTTTTATGTATGATATTATTCTATTATATAGATTTGATATAAATAATTTTAAATTTAAAAACAATTCCTTCAACTTATTAAGTAAATTTTCCTCCAAAATTTCTTTATCCTCAAGAAGTTCATTGATTTCTTGAATTTTACTTTTATATTCACTTGTCAACAATCCAAGTACTGACCAAAATCTATATGCTTTTTCACCAGTATCCTTTCGTTTGAAACTAGAACTTTTAAATCTGACTGATAATCTAGTTTTATTTTGTACAGCTTCAATAACATTTTTATTAATAGAACTCAGAAAAACATCATTTGTTTTTTTAGAAACTGACAAAATCGTATCGGCCGATCCTTCAGAATCTTTTCCAAATTTAAAATTACCCGTCATAGCTTCTTTTATAAATTCATATTTAAATGAATCATTATTATTAAATACGGAATTTAAATATGACATTATACTTTTATGTGAACTGTTTGCAGAATCTACAAGATCTTTAACTTTCAATTCTAATTCATCTTTTATCTGTTCTCTATCAACTGAAAGTAAATTCCCGACAGTACCCTTTATCGTTTCTGAAGTGTCTACAAAATTGTTAAATAATTCTAAACATTCAGACGTTATCGATTCTTCTAAATCGGTTTTTTTTATTGCTGACATAAATGTAGCAATACTTTCAAATGATTTTCCAGACATTAATTGTGAAGGACCATATTTCACGGAACATTTTAAATCATTAACTATAATATCTGTTTTAGGGGTTTTATTTGTTGCACCAAAACTTTTCCAAAAATCTGTTGTTTCTACTGTCCCTGAACCTAATTCACTTGTATTTGTTATTTTCTTTAATTTTTGTATTAAATACTTACTAGTAGATTTACCAATTTTATCCCATCTTTCATCTTCATAATCAAATCCGTTTAAATTACTTACAATTGAAGACTCTAATTTAGCAGCACTACTTTCTTTTAAAATCTTAATCACACATTTACCTGACGATTCGTCGTAATATTGTTCACCTACCAATTTACCATCGGAATTGTACCAATTCTTACCACTTCCGTACATTCCATATCTTTCATAATTATTTATAACCTCATCTAAATCTAAAATATCCTCAGATGATAATGGATCATCATCTAAAATTGAAACAACACCCACACTATCCAATTCTTTTTCTTGTTTGGTACGTAAGTCTAAATTAATATCATTTATCTCATCTTCAATATAATCGTCCAATGTTAGATTTTCATCCGCAGGATCACCATCTTTTTTTTCTATGTCTATATCAGATATTGAAAGTGAATCTTTATCCTTATCTGTGAAAATATTTGGATCTTGTTTTTTAGGATTTTCAATGGAATGTGTACCTTTATTTACTGCACGATCACGATATTCTTTATTAGGAAATGTTACTAAAATTCCATTTTTATTGTATGCTTGTCGGTCTGGGAAATTGCCCTTCTCAAATAGTATACTAGTTTTTTCTACTACCTCTTCAATTGGTATACCCTTATTAACCAAATATTCCTGTAATAAAAAACAAAAATCTAAATTATTTAGATCTGGAATACCATCTTTTAATCTATCGTCGCAACATATATCATTTATTATACATGAAAAATCCATACTTTATAAATATATATTTTTCAAATAAAAATACAAACCAATTCATCATAATTTTTTCCAGCATAACATCGAATTTTAAATGAATTATTTTTAAATATATCTACTAATTGAATTATGTCTTCTTTTTTTACTTTTTTAGATACATCAAAAACTACAGAGTCATATACATACAATAAGTGTGATATATCTTTATCGCCAATAAATTTCAAACATCTATCCAAACTATTTATACTATATTCCGTTTCAGCGGACTGTATTATGTAAGAAAATAGTTTATTTTTATTTGGATTTTTAATATGACTTGTATTTATCTTTCGTTTATAAAGAGGTGTCTCAACATATCCATTTTTTAGAAAACAATCCCAATATGATTTTTTTAAATCCTCAGTTTTTTTAAAAAACTCAATGTCTAGATAACAATCTTTAATATCACCATACAAATTAACCATTGTCAATTTCTTGGATTTAGATATATCTTCATCTTCAATTACATCTTTATTATAATATTGTTTGGCTAAATATTCATATATAGTTTCATTTTCAGGTATTTCATGATCAATGAGTTTACTGACAATATATGGATGAAATCCTATGAAATCTACCATCAAATAATATCCATCTTCATATCTAGATATGAAACTTTTTCTACAACCATTTTCTTTGTTTAACGCAACATAATTAATATTATCAAAATGATTGCTTGGTCGGCCTGTTGGGTTATGTATGTTGTATTGAGTATATACAAATTCATTATGTAATTTAGCTTTAAAAAATTCATCAAATATTTTTTTGTCAACCTTAATACCTTCTCTCTCAACATTATATAAAGTCTCACTTAAAAAGTTATTAAAAAAATTAAAACTATATTTGTCATATGATTCATTATTAAAATTTTTTATCTTGAATATATCACTTTCAAAATTTGATTGATGAATTGAAAATGGTACAATGTAATTGTACATATCAATTTCACACTGTACATTTAATACATTGTTATCCTCTATCTTTATAAGATCACCATTATTTGAAAATACTATAGAATTTATATCTAAAATATTAAAACCTTCCAAATAATACAAATATCGTTTCTTATCAATTACATAGATATCATAATTTTTATATTTTAATTTAAAATCGTCAAATGTACAGTCAATATCAACATCTGGATGAGAAAAGTTATAATAACTAATAATCTCAGAATCATAGTTATATACACATGCACGAATAGGTACATCTATTGCAGGATGTTTATGGTTTGTCTCAAATATTAATTTTAAATATATCTTATTAGTCACTACTACAGTTATAACATTTTATTATAAAATGTCAATCAAAATCCTCGCCAATACTGAAGTGGATCTGTCAATACAGTTTCTATTCCAGGAACAATTTGTTTTGAGTTTTTTATAGCTATAGTGTTTATTTCGTATACACCTATATACTTTAAAATTTTATTCTCATAAACATTGTTTTTATCACCACTTATTTTCCAATCAACGATAACTCTATTGTAAAAAGATAAATTTATATTATTATAACTCTTAAAGTTAACTTCGGTTATATTGATAAAATTTTTATTACCAACAAAATATCTTTTAATATACCCTCTGTTGTAATCTTCGTCGTTTAAATTCAACGCAAATGATACAGGCGATTTTACATTAAAATTACCCAACCTAAGTTTCGATTTAATTTTATTAGATGTATTTTCCATAGTCATATCAAATAATAATTTGAAATATTATTTTTATGTATACCTTTTAATAATGCAGTCACATTTGTTTCCCAATTACCATTTGAAATAGTATGTGATATTTCTTTCACCATGAAAATACAGTTTCCTTGTACATATGGTTTAGGCAGATTGTTTATAGCAAAATGTTGAAACATTCTAAATCCAAATATACCCTCTAACTTAATATCCACAATAAAATTATCAGCAACATTTGAATACATTACAGTGTTACGTTCGAAATCTTCATCATTTAACATTTCAGACATTTTAGATTTCATTGAAGATGGTAAATTCAAATAATAGTAAATATTACTCTTACCAGCTTTTTCTGTATCAATAGCAAATGTCATTTGTAAAACTCCGTTATTATTACTACCATATGTTTGTAAACTAGTTATTTCAGGATTTTCAGATTTTTTATTATTGGAATTAGCATCAGGTTCAATTGAACTAGATATTCTATCTCGTCTTTCTTTTAAAATTTGACCATCTAAATCAAATCTATCAGAAAAAGAAATACTTGGTAAAGATTTAGAAGCTAACAATAAATCATATGATTCTAAACCTTTCTTATCAATTAAGTTGTCTAAAGTTCCTAACTCTTCTTCCTTAGAAGGTCTGTTGTTATTTCCAGAAGAAAAAAGTATTTGTGTTGAATTTTCAGGACTTAAAGATACATCAAAATTTATTTGTTTCACCACATTATTTCCACTTGAAACTTCAAATGTATATATTTCCTCCAAATTATTCAAACTTTTGTCAATAATAGTCAACCCACCATTAGCGTCATTTACAATATCAAATAACCAATAATTATTAACAGATTTGTTTATAACACGTAAAATCTCTTGAACAAATTGTTGTAGATTTGTAATTGTATCATCATTAGCTATTTCTATAACTTTACTTCTACTTATATAAAGATCTTTTAAATTACCATATCTATATTCTTTATACTCTACACCACTTTCTCCAACAAAAGATGCAACTTTTGGGAATGCATATTCTCCATAAGAAGTCGGATCTGTCACATAAGAATAGTAATTTATTATTTGATCTAAATTTTGTCTTTCAAATGTAAATTTAGAAGTACCAACACCACCTAAACCGTACGAATGATCATACTTTTCTGAATTTAAAAGATCTTTCTGATTAAACAGCGCTTCCCAAAAAGATACATTTGTTGGTTTATCTTGTGGAGTATCACTTTCGTTAAAATTACCAGTTCTAAAAACACTTCTACATTTATTATAACTTTTATATAATTTATGATTTTCATCCAAATTATCTGAAAAATCCGCGAATGGTTGTGTGAAAAAATTATTGGATTGTTCCTTGTCAGAACTTTCAAGATAACCTCCCCTGTCAGATGTGGAACCACGGTGTATTTTAGGCGCAATGGGATTCGGTATTAATACATTCTTATCACAAGAAATCAGATTTGGATGTGCGTTTACTTTTATATCATAATTTATATTAAAAAATTGACTCGGTATATTTTCATTTAAGAGTTCAAATAAAAAATCAAGTTGCATCCATATTTCATTTGATTTATCAGCTCTATCAAAATCCTTGGTTGTATCAATATCTGAATATAAATTGGTAGTTTCATTAACAAATTCAAATTTAGAGGGTTTTGTTACCTTCACAGTTTGTATTATATCTTCTCCACGATTAAGACCTTCTGTAAGACGTCCAGCACCTATATTGGGAGTGGAAGTGAGTACTTCTTCAAACTCAAGAGGAGTCTGTTTTTTCAATTTAAGATTTATGTCTCCAAAATTTAAACAATTATCTTTTTCTTCGGTAGAATAAGAAAAGTTTTTATCATTCAACAAATTAACGTTTCTACCAAAAAAAACTCTGGTTTCAGGTTTACCACCAAAAAATTTTTCTGTTGTAGGGTTAGGTCGTAATTTAAAATATTTTCCACTATCGTTTTCTTGTGAACGTGAACGAGTTGTAACAACTCCACCTGGAGCACCTGTCCCAGCACGTGTGGTAGATTGAAAATTATATTCTTTTGATTCATCCGAAATATTAGTGATACTTTTTATATAACTTTGAAAATTCTTTTTTGCAGATATACATTCATCTAAAAATGGTAAATATGTTCGTAAAAGATTTTTAAAATTAATTTTATTTTTATCGGTAAAGTCTATTTCTGTAGGACCATTAGAATCTTTAGAAACATCTTTTGTTGAATCAGTATCTATTCTAAATCCTTGAAATAATGCTTGTCTATCTGTTATCTTAACACTACAATCATATTCAATACCATCTTTTGTGTTAAAATTATAATTTGTTATTGGTCCCATCGCCAATCCGTAATTACCATTGGACTTTGCAAATCTATCTATAGCGACAGAAGGTTTTTTATATAATTCAAACAATTCTCCAGTATCATCTAAATTTAAAAGTGAATTTTTATCGAAAAGATTCCAACCAAACTCCACAAACAAATTAACACCGGGTGTCATAAAAAATGGAACAAGATATTCAACTTGTGCAATTGAATAACATTTAAACTTTATCTCAGCAAATGTCATCATTTCACCCGAAGTTTTTATATCTGCAGAAATTACACCTGGGGGTGGTAACATAACTGGAGATGTATTATTTTGTGGATAATTTTCATCGAGTTTTGTACTGAATGTATCTAAATTTCTATAATTGTTATCAACATAATGTGGTTTACCATTTGATTGATATCCAATTATAGCATTTGATTGTTCAGTAAAAATTGAACGGTTTCCGTTACCCGTATCAGATGACAAACCGAATGCTTGATTAAAACCTTTCCCACCTTCTAATATAAATCCTTCATACTTTTTAAACTCATTATTTTTTTTTAAAAAATCGGACATCGGTACACGTGTGTTTATTGGCAAACCAGTACCATTTGAGAACACTCGGATCCAAGGTGTCATTGGTCCTTTATAATCTTGTTGTTTACTATTAGGATTATACTCTGTATATTCAAAACCGATATTATTGGAATTTTTACGTCTTCTTAATTCATTAACTATAAAATTAGGAATATTCTGAACTTCCCAATATTTTAATTTATCAGGGGTTTCTTGAGCCATATAACCGTTTTTTATAAATTCTGCCATAACTTAATTTAACCTTTTAAAATCTTCTAAAATCCTAGATAAATTACCTGGTATAATAATTCTTTTCCCAGTATCAATTGATAACTTACCTTTACCTAAATCATTTGCCTGTGCAATAATCCACCAATAATCTTCTGTACCATAATATTTTTTTGATAAACTATCAAGAAAATCGTTTTCTGACGCTATTATAAATAAATCGTCAACATTCGGATATATATTTGGGTAATATACACTCTTATATACAGATTTCCCATCATATCTAGATTTTGTTTTTATATTTTGATATCTCATATGTATATTAACTTTATTTTAATCCGTATCTATTAATGTTGGGTTAAAGCTTGGTTGAGTAATGATGTCATTTTGTTGAAATGCATCCACACCTCCACCCGTATTTGAAGACACTCCCACAACTGATAAATCGCCGCGGTCATCAAACCTTTCATCCTGTGGTACATGTTTATTTGAACTTAAATTTTTAGAAAAACTAAAGTCGTTTGCATGAGGACCATCACCCCAATTACCAATGCCAGTTCTCGGTCTTTCTTTTTCCATAACATACATATCAACTCTAATCGATGCTTCTTTTGGGAATTGTGCGAATCCAGCACCATTATTTTTTTCCCATTTAATTGATTTTGATAAACCAGTGTGCCAATCTCCACCAATTGATTCTTGTAAAGTTTCCCATGACGCATCATCTGGTATTGTCAAATTAAAAGAAC